AATAATCAGATATTGGATTAGCATCTGATCCGGATGGCATAGCAAGAGAATTATCTCTATCAGCTGTTAAAACATAATCGAACCATACTCTTGTATCAGTTGTAGGTATTGGAAAAAGTTTTAATTTATTATTAATTATTGAAAAAGAATATGCAGATTTTCTAAACTCATCGTTAAACTCTATTGCTTGCATTCTTAAAAGATCTTCAAATACTGGCATTAAAACAAATGATACTGCAGGAGAAAATTGACCAAAGCCAAATCCCTCTACAAAATTTGCAGTTCCATATCCAGTGGTTGAATAGGGATCGTAATATTTGTTAGCAGATGCTGGTGCTTCATGATATATTCTTTTTATTTCAATTGCGCCCGATTCTGATACTGCGGCATATAATACATTAAGATCGTATTCTTGAACATCTTTTGTTACATTGATGCTTCCTTTCTTCCAATCAACATAACCGCCAACACCAGCTTCAGTGCCATACTGTTGACTAAGGAAAACTGTTCTGCCTAACGTCGGTGTTACTCTTTTGCCAGAAAGATTAGAACCTGTCGACTGCCCTTGCAAATGTAAGAGATTGTCTCTTATATTAAATTGATTAACTTGGGATGAATATTCTGTAACTGCTTCCTCAAAACATGCATAAAAAGATCCAGACTGCATCTCAATATCAACTATAGGATATCCTAGACGTCTCCCAGCCCAGTCTGCAAATCTATCAACTGAGTGATTTCCAGATCCTGAGAATTCTGAGTCTGCATCATAAAAACCATAAGGAGTCTGTCCAGATGCAAATGAACTGCTACCTTGCCAAATGCTATGAGCCATTTTGCTTTCCTTTAATTAGAAACGTTTCCGTTTATAAATATCACAAAACAGAACATTAGTGCCAGGGAAATAAAAAAGGGGCCAAAGTGGGCCCCTTTTATATTGTGATCTAATCAGATTTGATTAAACAAGATCTGATTTTGCAACGTTCACTAAGCCATAGAACTCGGAACGAACCATTTTCTTAGCATAGCGAGTCATTACGCCACGACGTGGTGTAAAGTTAGTCGGATCATAAACAACAGGTGTTAAGATCAGAGGAACGTACGGAGCGTATACGGCGCCAGTTTCTAAGAACTGTGTGCCGCGAAAACCAACAAGAATCTGATCATCTTGTAGGTATGGATTCTTCCATACGTTATATCTGTTGTTCAATGCGCCAATCTTCTGTATGCCCATCGCATAGCTCTTGGTTGCATCACCATCAGAATCAGTGCCAAATCCAGGAATTGACTCAAGAATGGTAGCAACTTCAGGACTTACGACGATGAAGTTTGCGCCACCACGAAGAGTTTTCTTGTGGATTGCATTAGAAACTGACTGTACTTTGTTGCCAAGTGTTTGGAACCACTCACCTTTCGTGTAAGCAGCTACGTTAGCAGAAGTCTGTGCAAAAGCAGAGCCATTCCACTCAAAACCCATCTCAGCTGACCAGTATTCGGTCTTAGCAGATGCATTTTGTTTTAACATGTCAACAATTTCTAAGTCAACTTCCATTGTCACGTATTCAGACAGCATAGCCGTTAATTCGGCTTCAGCGTCAACAGCGTGATACGCGTTAAGATCCTGTGCCAATTCAGGAGTCCAAACAGCTTTCAACTTACGAGTTTTCGCAGTGATCGCTACTGATCTCATCTGAATATCGACTTCAGGAATATTAGCGTTAGCTTCTTCAGGATTAGATCCTTCAGATGCGAATGTGCTTTCAAAATCACCTCGGCTGGTATCAGACGGTGCTGAATGGTAATACACGTGTACACCACGATCATCATTAGCATCAATAGCATTAGAAGAAGACAGTGCCCCTTCTGTTGCAGCGACGATAAATGACACTGTTCCAGCAGATTTATCATAAGATGTAAATCCTGGGTAGAATGCAGTTAGTGCAGTTTCACCAGAGCCCGTAAGAGCCATTGCCTTAACACCATCAAAATCGGCGCCAGACACCTGTGAAGATGATATTGTTAGTTTTTGAAGCGTACCAGCAGCTTGTGATGCTGATAGTGCAGAGTCACCGCGGATATCAGTAATAGATGCTGATGCAGCGGTAAAGCCCATTGATGCAGAGATATCGTTAATCGAATATCCCCACTTGCCGCCGCCATAAAGGCCGCCAGCAGGATCACCAGAGCTGGATGTGTCACCATGAAGGTCAGATGATTTCGCATGCATTTGACCGCTCTGTTGAGTTGAACCATATTTAAAGTCTAAGTAAAATATTAGACCAGACGGTAGGTTCATTGGTTGAACAGAAACAAATTCCTGTGCTGATAGTTCAGCAAAAATTCTTCGTACCAGAGGAAGGGCAACGCCACTCCACTGTTCCTGATTTGCTGAAGTTCCTACTTGAGATGCTTCGTCGATTAACTGTTTTGCTTGGTTTTCCAAGAGAACAGCCATACCGGCGGTATCACTCTCATTTTCAAATCCGTCGAGTAAGCCTGTCGGCTCCCATTTCTCAACCAATCTACGTGAGGAATCTAAAAGCACATTATGAGGATTGTATCCGCCCATTACGTCTTTTACTTGTTTATTGTAAGACATTGAGTTTCTCCAATTAAATAATGTTAGCTAATTTCTTCATGCGGGTCTTAAATTCGACCTGCTCACCGATGATCGGTTTTTTTGATTCAGTAGAAGTAGTAGGTTTAGAAGCTTGACTTTTACGTTTAGCAGATTCATTAACCGGTTTACGTTTCATAGACTCAGCAAATGTAGTATAAACAAGTTTGACTTCGCGTACGTTAGCAGCTCTATCAAATTGTTCAATAACTTTCATCTTCTGTTCTTCAGATACGTTACGGCTTCTGAATAACTTATTCGTGTAAAGTAGCTTGGCATTAAGAAGATTGACTTCTTGAAGCTTAGTCCTTAAGTACTGAACAGTCTGTTTGTACTCACCAAGCTCTTTAGCAATTGAGTCTTCTGCTTCGGGAGCTTCTGGGGCTTCTTCTTCATCGTCTTCACCTTCTTCTGTAAGTGCCTTGATGATTTCGTCAAGATCGATATCTTCATCTTGGTCTTCAGGGGCGGGAATTTCTTCATCGCCTTCTTCATCTTCCATTCCAGGAGCCATGACTGGTGCTTCATCATCATCTTCATCTTCCATTCCAGGGGCTATCGGTTCTTCCTGCTCTACAGGCTCTTCCGGTGCCATTGGATCTTCGTCTTCGTCATCCATTCCAGGTTCCATACCAAGTTCTTGTTCGAGTTGACGTAGAACTTCTTTCAGTTCTTCATCATCATCTTTATCTTCTATTCCGGCTTCGGGGTCACCTGCAGGCTCTTCTTGTTCACCTACTGGTTGATCTGGCGCTTTTTCAGCCTCATCATCTTCCGCTCCGGCTTCTACATTCTCACCCACTGGTTGATCTGGGGCTTTTTCAGCCTCATCATCTTCCTCGCCAGCTGCTGAAGCTGAACCTTCTTCTTCGGGTCCTTGACTATCGGCCTCTGATGCTGCTGCATCAGGGTCCTTATTGTCGCTGGCTCCGATTTCAGAAGAGTCCATAATTTCATCTACTGGATCATCGGGTTTATCCTCACTGTCGTCGTCCATTTCAGCTTGTAGCTTTCTAGACAACATTGATTTCAAGTGTGGAGTAAAGGCCTCCTCGAGGGCTAGCTTAGCATTTGCTAACGCAGTTTCGCGTACTGCTTTTGCGTCGGCAATTGCTTCTTGCAATAGTTTATCCATTTGGATTTCTCCTCTAAGAGAGTTATATAGTTATTTGGGAACTATAATCAGGTTTGATTATTTCGAACACCCAACGAATGTGGGTGTATTATATTTACATATAAATATAGAATAATATATCTAAAGTTGTGCTTTTTTTGAACGAATCTGTGCCCTTAATCTTCCTTTAGCACGCATCTCTCTTCTCTTGACTGAGGGCTTTGTATAAAACTGACGCTGTTGAAGCTCGTGAAGTATTCCTGTTTCCTTCACTTTCTTTTTAAACTTCTTAAGAGCGTATTCGAATCTGTTGTTAGTAACCTTTACAAAAACCATACTATTTAATATTTTTCGTCTTCATCTTCCATGCCTACAGGTTCTTTTTTCGTATTTTCATATCCATCTTCATTCAATTCATTAATATTAAAATAACGATTTAAAATATTTCCCATATCTTCATACAAAGCAGACATCCTATCCTGTAATCCTTGCGCTTCATTTGATATCTTATGAAATTGTGTTGCCTGTTTCTTAAGTTCTGCCATATTACGTTGTACTGTCACCTTATCAAACCAATCTTCTGTCTCTTTAACAACATGTTTTTGAGCAGACTTTGCAATTTCCATAAATGTGGTACCAACTTCACTTAAATTATGCTTTTTATAAATGGAATTACCATAAGATGCAAACTCTGAAACGTGTTTTACAAGATCTTCACGCGCCATTAATTTTTCATCTTCTTCTTTTTGAACAAGCTGTTTTGCAATTTTGGATAACTCAATACCACTCATGCGTTGTGTGGGTTCTAGTTTATTGATAGCGCCGATTTCAACAAGACCGCCAATTGATTCGTTTAAAATATCTTTGAGCTTCATTTTATTCTCCTGATAGAATATGTCTAATACCTTCTTCTACCTTATTCCACTTATTAATTTTTACAATATTGCTTCCTTTTGACTCGTGTACTGGTCGTAAAAAAGCACCGTGTGTAGACGGATTAGATACAAAATCAAATCCAATTAACTCAAAATCATCCTGAACTTCATCAGATGCGCTTTCTTGTTTTATAGAGCCTAATCCTCTTGAGCTAATTCCTAATTTAATTCCTGCTTTAAATAATTCTTTTAAAATATTGCCAGATGGGGTACCTAAAACTTCAACTGTTCCCAATAGATCATTACCTTCCCAATGCATCTCTAAAACATTATGTGAAACATTTTGTAAATTAACAACTGAGCTATCAGGATGATCTAATTCTCCCATTGCCCTGCGCTGTTTAACAAATTCTACATGATACTTCTTGGCTTCCCTTACTAAAATTTCTCTTGGATAGATTCTACCATTTTGATTCTTTGATTCGGCACGTTGCAACACACCTTTCACTACTAATTTTCCACCATTCTTCTTTAATGATTCATTAATTAACTCGGGGGAAACATCAAAAGGAATTACATCTACTAAAAGTTGTTTATTCATTATATTAAATCCTTAACGCGCGTTGATAATCTAAGTAATTTTTCTGATATCTTATTGAGCGCTGTCTTTGTTCTTTTCATATAATTATCAGACTCAAATTTCATTTCATTCTTTAATTTTACATTGTACTTTACTGCACGTTCAAGTAGTGAAATACCATCTCTAATATTCATCATTGACTTGGCAAGCTTTTGTTTTGTTGTCATTGATTCATCATTTCTATAATCCCAGTAAGTACTCTCAGATAATTTTTTTGCCACAGACATACCAACACTCAATTTCAACTCATCTTCACTATCTTTTTCATCTGCCCTAAATGCATGCGGTGTGCTATATTGGCCACCTACACTTGCAGTAGTATTTGCCTCTTCGAGCTCTTTTCTAATAAGCTCTCTGATAATTTCTCTAAGAGTTTCTAGCTTTGACGTCATTTACGTCCTCCAAAAGCTGATAAAATCTCATTAATCTCAGCACATGTTTTGTATTTGGTGCTTTTACTTCTGTTCCTTCAAGTAAATTAATACATTCTCTTATTTTTATTCTGACTACTTTATTGTCTATTGAAGGAAGAGATTTCTTAAGTTCATGCAATACCTGTTTAAATTTTGATTGCAAAAATTCTTTTAAACCATTTGTATTTGAAATACTATTAATATACTCACGTAAAACATCTTTTTGTTGTTTTGATAATTTATTGTACTTCTTATTAAATTTTTCAACTAAGAATTTATAAGCTAGCGAACGGAGGTCTTTATTTTCTTGACGAAGAACATTGACCATTTTATCATCTTTTTTAATAACATCACTCGTTATATGTTCTAAAACAGTAAAATAATTTCTTGAGGCAGACGCAGGATCAGAATAATCCTCTTTTACAACATTATGAATCGAAGCAAAAAGTTTATAGTTATGAACTTTTGACTTAAAAAAATCAGAAATATTAAATGTCTCTTTAATTTGTTTAATAAGCTGATATTTTTCGCTTGTTAGCTTCTTTCTATTGATATGCTTATTGTAAGCTGTTATCGTTGTTTCAATGAGATGCTTGGCGCGCCCTTCAGACTTAAATTTGGAGTTTAAAAGAACATTGAAAAACTGAACTTCCTTGAAAAGTTCAGAATTTTTATGAAAATTCTGGCCTAAAATCTCTGTTGCTTTGGATGAAGGGTTATTATTAAGCGCATCAACTGCAATTTGTCTAGTTAATAGCTCAAAAAGTAAACCTCCATTCTTGTATTTTGAATGCTTCATCTTGACCCTTAGCTAAGTTTACTAACTTTGTTAATAAATATATGTAAATTAAGTTTTATCTTTAGTTCCATTTACTTGTGTCTCAATGTCCTCTATTTCATTTAACATTTTTCTTTCACGCTTATCAAAATGTTTCTTTACAGCATCGTAATGTGATAATGCCAGTGGACTTTTTCTGTAATCATGCTTAACTGGGTTATCATCTCGTCTTTTTGCATGCGTATAATCATATTTTCCTAACACATCTCTTACATCATATGTCTCTCTATCTTCTTCATCTCGATTACTATCGTCATTCTCATCTTCATCTTCAGCTTCCATTCCTGGTTGAGTTTCCATTTGTCCTTCTTGCGCTGGTTGTGCAGGATCATTTCCTTCGTTTTCAATTGATTGTAATCGATATGCCTTTTTCTTGTCTTCGACTACTTCACCAGCCATTTCTTCTGTCTCTTTATCTGTAAAATTAAAAATATTATCATATATCCACTGTTCTGATACTAGCGATTCGCCTATCATATCCCTGGCAATTGAATTTTTCTTTTCCCAAAGCTCTAATCGTTCCTGTTCATATATTGTAGAAGGATTAGTTAACTCTAGCTCAAAATCCACTAACGCTGAATCTGTAAAGCCCTGTGAGTATAAGTGAACAACTGCTATTTTTGTTAATTCACTTATTGTTATTCTCTGTACCCTCTCAATTGTTCGTGCAAATCTAACATCTTCTGCTGCAAGTGTAGCCTTAGATCCTACCTGCTCCTCATATCCTAAAAATGCCTTTGGTATTTTAAGCGCAGCTAAAAGTTTATTTCTCAAATATTCAATATCTTCAACAGCCTCATAAGTCAATCCAGGAAGAGAGTCTATAGAAGTTCCAGAATCTCCACCACGAACTGGTAAATAAAAATCCTCTGTGAGATTCTGCATATTATACTTTAAATTGTAGTCGCCTGTTGTTTCATCCATAACAGGCGCTTTTTTCATCTTATCAATGATTCTTTTCATGTATGTATCAACTTCATTTGGAGGAAGATTTCCAATATCAACTTTAAATACACGTTTCTCAGGTGCTCTCATAATTCTATGAATCAGCATAGCATCTTCCATCAACGAGAGTTGTTTCCATACACGACGACCCCCTTCAATCATAGATTTTCCATAAGGAATATAATTTGAATCTGATAAAAGCCTAAAATGCGCTATTTCAAAATTTTCAAATTCTGAATTTGCTGCATTGTACGGTGAATTTCTTGGATCTGTTGCATCTAATGTGAATTTTACTTCATAAGGATTTTCTGGTTCAGCACCCTCTATTCTTGATACATCATAAGACGATAATGGCATAACATTTATGATGCCATATTTCTCTTGAATATCAAGCTTAAGAAAAAAGTCCCCATATTTGACCATATTTCTTACCCACGGCCAAAGATTGAATTCTATATTTAAGATATCATAAAATAAATTATGTAATATTTCATGTATCGATGGATTATTTGCTTTTATCTCTAAAACATTACCATATTCAGATTTCATAGTAGACTCGTCTGCATAAATATCAAGGGCTGATGAGATAATTGGGTCATCATCCATCGCCTCATAATCCCTAAATAGAGCCAATCTCTGTGCCTTAGCTAATTCACCTGAATATCCGTAGTATGATCCAGCACCTCCCCTCGATTGAAATGAGGAATATAATCTCGAATACCTTCCCATCAGAGATTTTGAACCCATCTGAATTTTATCAGTATCTATTATCTTTAACTTTCTTCCACCAACGTTTCTTACAATAACATTTGTAGAAAAAAGTCTTTTTATTCTATCAAAAAATGTATCTTTTTGTGCCATTATTTCTTACCTATTAGCCAAGTTAATGATTCTTTTGTATCTCCTACTGCCATTGTCCAGCCAAAATCATCTTCATTCTCTGGAACATAAACTGGAGAACTTGCGCCGATCTTCGACATAGCATCTCTAGTCATATTCATATTTTCTTCATGAAGTCTAAGCGCTGTGTCTCTTATCCAGACACCTATTGCCAAACTCATAACGAGATCATCATTGTATCCCTTAAGAGCCTCTGGCCGGCCATTATTAAATATAAAAACATACAGCTCATCGACAGTACGAATAGAATTTATTTTTAATTGTCTCTTTCTAATAAACTGTGACAGTTTTTCAATGATGAGTGGTCTATTCTTCATTGTTGTTGTAAAGCCTGGAATCATATTCTTCTCTTCAGTTCTGTATTTATTTGTGTATTGTCTCTTAGAGTCAACATACCTAACATCACGTTTCATCCAGAATAAATTTTTATAATCTCTATCAAGCAGAACCTGAAGAACTGCCCAACCAACATTATTATTCTCCACTACTAGCAACGCATCATTATATTCTGTCGCCACTGACATTAAAATATTTGCAAATCTTGTTGTGTCAACTTTGCCCTTAAACTCTGCAACCTGCTCCAGTGTTTCAAGATCTATCACATGAAATGCTGAGTGATCTGATCCATCACCTCTTGCAACGTCTGCAGCCATTAAATACTTCCTATCTTGCTCTGGTTGTTTCCATATCCACATGCCAGAATTATATCTTTTTTCAGTAGGCTCATTAACAAATTTATCTTGTATCTCTTTAATTAACTTTGCAGAAATAACTGACTGTCCTGAAGATATAAAATCACAATCACACTCCTGTGCTGCCATCGCTCGTCCCAATAGTTTATCTTGTTCGTCTCTCCACTCTTGACCCCTATTTGGGTGAGTTGTCCAGTGTAATTTTATGAAATTAAAATTATTTGTGCCAGCTTCAGCAGCAGACCACGTCTTATGAAACCAATTTCCCATACCATTTGGAGTAGATAGAGCAATACACTTACCACCAGTTGCAAGTGTTTGTTGTGAAGCTGCCCATATTTCATCTATATTCTTTATAAATGCTGCCTCATCCATGATTAAGAGAGACAATGCTTCAGAACGACCTGCTTCACTAGTTGAAGATATTGCCTTTATCTGTGATCCATTATTATATCTCTGCTGTAATTTATTATCTTCGACGCACTGTTGTTTTAGCCATGCGGGAAGTCCCTTATGCATTACTCTAACTTTTGTAACTAAATTTTTAGCTACTTCTTGCTTAGTTGCAATAACAAGAATATTTTTATCATTATGAAAATTCATTAACCATAAAGAGTATCCTGCTGTCAGTGTTGAAAGCCCTAACTGTCTAGCTTTTAAAATTATATTGTAGTCATGACCTTTGAAATCATGCAGTGTTTTTTCTTGAAAGTCGTACAAATTAAATTTTATTTTTCCCCTTACAGGATGCTGAATAATACAGTACTCTTTCATAAAGTATATTGGGTCTGTTGCACACTTTACGTATTCACTGCGCATTGCATCTTTTAATTCTTTTTTAGACGGCATATACTTCCTCCAATCTTTGCTTTATCTGTTCTAGCGCAGATCCTAATTCTTCGAGTGCCTCATTAGCTAAAAGATCTATATTTTTATCTTTTTCGTATGTTTCAATATGAACAAATCCCGTATCAATATTCACTGGCTCTACAATTTGTAAATCTCCTTGTTTTTTCCAAGCTTTGATTGATTCTATTTGTTCCTGGATAAGTGACTTTTTATTTTCCAAATACTTGCCCTTTTCCCAGTTCTCAAATGTTCCGTCTATTCTCATCTTATGTTCAACTTCAATTTGACAATCCATACAATGACCGAATAATCCCCAAAATTTGTTATCTAACCTCTTCTTCATTACAAGATTACATTGTGGGCAAAACCACGGCATACGAACACCAGCCATAATCTCTGTAAGGTGACTCTTAATGTCACCTTTCTTTTTTTTCTCTCCCTTGTAACCAACCATTACTCTTTTTTCTGGTTCCCTTCCGGAAATTATATTACCTAATGCTTTATTTTGTCTTTTTGTTTCTTTACTATATGCCATGATTATCTCGCAAACTTCATTAGCCCAGTAATTTGATTTATTGGAGCAAAAAATCCTGTAAATTTATAAACCTTTCCTTTGTATTTGAATACAAGTCCCTCAGACGGTACTAATTTATTTAAATCACCCATAGCTGCTATCTTAGATAACTGAGTCTTTAATTTGCCTATTGCTGATGCATCTTTACTTCCACGAATCTGTTTCTCTGCTGCAGCTATATCAGTTCTAAG